AATCTCTTTCTTCTTCTGATACGTACCAACCAAAGGCTTCTGCTGGAAGAAGTCATAATTAGTTAGAACCTCAGCCAAAGGCTTAACAGCCTGAGGAACCGGCGTAGGACTCAAAATAGAAGTTGCCAACAAAGACTTCAATGACGCACGGAACTTGGCGCCATCAGAGAAACCCTTGTCTGTCAAGAGCATGTAGGTATGCTCGGCCACAACCTTAGGCAAAGCATACATATCCGCGCGCAGAGGGATGGACATACCAGTGCCAGGAATCATCAGCAGACGATCACGGGTAGGCGTGGGCTTCGTCAGATAGTCCTCATCATCGCCGTTCATCATTGCGTACAGGAAAGATAAAGCAAAGACAGAAGCGGTGGTGCCAAACAGAACCTTGTAAGCAGCATCTCTTTGAGTAGGTGACGTGCCCACACCAGTTATGGTGCGGTAGGCCACATTCTGAGCCGCAAGGTATGCATTAAAGAATGGAATCACTTGGCCGGCAAAGCTTAGAAACTGGCTAGTGCCTCGGCGGCGCACGTTAAAGATCTCAAACGCTTTCTCAAGAGCTTCTGCCTGAGAC